GCACTATCGCATACATAACGCAATACAATTTTTTGAATCATTTTCGGAAACTAATCCGAACATATATTATTTATTTGCAGGTAAAAGTTATGCTTATGCGAATGATGCGATTCCACCAACGCCAGTAGATTCATACGATTCTACGTATTATGATTTTTGGCGGGATATTATTGGGCTTAAACGAATTCAAGTTTCTGATGTGTCTCATTGTGTCCCACGTTATAATTGGACAGCGAATACAGTTTATACTCAATACACGTCAAATAATGCTTCTCTAGTCAGCTCACAATTTTATGTGATAACTACTCAAGACAATGTATATAAATGTATCGACAATAATAGAGGCGCGCAATCTACTGTAGTTCCTACTGGAACAAGTTCATCTATTATTTCAACGGCAGATAATTATCGTTGGAAATTTTTATATACCGTATCTGCTGGTGAGAAAAATAAATTTTTAACTAGCGGTTTTATACCAGTTAAAAATATTTCTGCAAATGATTCTAGTGCACAATGGATTGTTCAACAAGCAGCTGCAAATGGTGCTATACATAATATAACTATTACTTCTAATGGTAGTGGATATCTAACAACTTCAAACTCATTTTCATCTATAACAAATACAACCGTTGTTGTTCTTAAAAGCAATGCAGTTGCTACAGATGACGTCTATAATGGATCATCTATAATAATCACTTCTGGATTAGGATCTGGTCAGAGAGGATCAATTCAAAAGATTGTAAATTATGTTGGAGCTACAAGAGCTCTTACATTAGCAGCACCTTTTACTGTTACACCAAATACATCATCGATATATGTTATAAGTCCGACTGTTATCATATCTGGCGACAGCGGCTCTACGAGCGCAAAAAGAGCAACTGCATGGGTTTCAAACACGCAGGGTGGTCAAGTAAGAAGAATTTCTATGATAGGTTTAGGTCAAAATTATTCAACAGCCAATGTTGCCATTAGTGCAAATAGTGGTTCTGGAGCAACTGCAATTCCAATTATATCACCATATGGTGGTCATGGATCAAACCCAGTAAATGAATTATTTGGCAAATATATAATGATGAATACACAATTACAGGGAGCAGAATCAAACACGCTTCCCACTAATAATGATATCAGAACAATTGGAATTATTCGTGATCCTCTATTAAGAAATGGTTCTGCGGCATTCGGATCTGTTATCGATCAAACACATCGAATCCAAGTTAACATAGTCTCCGGTGATTTTACAACCGATGAAAAAATTCGCGGAGGAACAAGTGGTGCTAGCGGTAAGTTAATATATTTTGCAAATACAAATGGCGCAAGAACACGAGGAATATTGAAATTAATCAGACTTGTAACTAGCAATAATGGAGGATCTTTTGTTCCGGGCGAAACTTTAACTGGTATCACTTCTGGATTTACTGCTAATGTGATATCATATACAAGACCTGCATTAAAAGAATATACTGGCGTGATTATATATAATGAAAATAGGATTCCGATCACTCGCGCTTCTGATCAAATTGAAGATATTAAGATAATATTAAGTTTTTAAGGAATAATAAATGGCCAATATCGCTAATAGTGTAAGCATCTCAACAAATCTAAATGTATCTCCGTATTATGATGATTTCGATGAAACGAAAAATTTTCATCGCATTCTCTTTAGACCTGGTCTTGCGGTGCAGGCGCGCGAATTGACACAAATTCAATCTATATTACAAAATCAGATTACTCGTTTCGCTCGAAATATATTTAAAGAAGGATCTATAGTCCAAGGATGTCTTCCAAAAGTTTATACTAATGCTCGATATATAAAATTACGTGATAATTCATCTACTGGTCAGTCAGTAAATGCTGCATCATTTTTAGGAAAAACTATAACTGGATCTACGAACAAAGTTAAAGCGATAGTCGTGGATACTTCAGCGGGTGCTGAAGCAAATACTCCAGATTATAAAACTTTATTTGTGACATATCTGAGTGGAAATACTAACGGAGTAAGAACTATTGGAAATTCCGAAATTATTACTGCTTCTGGTGGGCTAAGCGCAAATTCAATTGTATCTGGTGCAGACGGACTTAGTAGTAGAGTTCGCATAGAAGAAGGAATAATTTTTGCGAAAGACCATCTCATTAGAGTAGATGCGCAAGAATTAATTTTAGATAAATATTCTTCATTTCCTTCGTATAGAGTAGGTTTTGAAATAGAAGAATCGATCATCACAGAACAAAATGATGCGACGCTTTTAGATCCAGCTTCCGGATCGTATAATTACGCAGCTCCTGGTTCAGCAAGACTGAAATTGAATGCTATTATCAAAAAATATCCATTTGATGCAGCTGTGTCTAATAATTTTATAGAACTTCTTCAAATTAAAAATGGAGAGGAAATTCGTCTTGTAAAAGATACTGAATATAATGTCATCAGAAAAGAATTGGCAAGAAGAACATATGATGAATCTGGAGATTATATTGTTAACGGGATGATTCCGAGACTTCGTGATCATTTGAATACTGGTAGTAATTATGGAGTATATGCTTCTTCCGCGACTGGAAATACTCAATATCTTGTGGTCGAGGTCGGATCAGGTATGGCATTCGTAAAAGGATATGAAGTTGAAAAAATATCAAGTTCTGGAGTTACTATTCCTAAAGGTAATGATATCAATCGTGTAAATGGTGGAACTATTCTTGCAGATTATGGTAACTATGTTTATGTCAATAACGTCGTTGGAAAATGGGATGTAAATGCACAAGCACCAGTTTCGCTACGAAGTGCATTTTCCAATTCCATACCTACTTCAAACTATTCCACAACAAATTTGCCTGGAAGTGAATTAGGAACAGCTAGAGTTCGTGCAATTGAATACTATACTGGAAATCCTGGAACAGCTGCAGCTGTTTATAAATTATATCTAACGGATATAAAAATAACTGCAAAAAATAGTTCATTCAGTGCAGTAAACTCTATCGGATTTAATGCAGGTGGTGCAGCTGCTAATAGTGCATTACCTCAAGGGAAAGCTGATATTCAAAATGCAAATGGATTAAATGCGAACACAACGGATCCTTCGTTCGATTATGCTGTATACAACATACCAGCAAAAGCAATTAAAACCATAAGAAACACAGCTGGTGCTGTAGATACAAATTTTCAATTCTATAAATCTTTTGATGTGTCTATAGCTATAACTGGTCAAGTTACTGTTGATACAGCTATTGCGTCTGAAACTTTTTCTGGATCTGGAGTTTTAAGTGATAGTGCAACAAGAACAAATTTTTATCTCGTTTCGCGAGGTTCTGCAAATACATCGACTTTAACAGGAACAGTTACGATTACAAATGGAAGTGCCACTGTTGCCGGATCTGGAACTACATTTCTTACTCAAGTAAGTCCTGGCGATAATATTGCAACAACTCCAACAAATAAATTCTCTGTAAAATCTGTTGAAAATAATACGTCTTTAACTTTAGAGAAGACTGCAGGTAGTTCAACAAGTGGTGCATATCATAAGAGATTTATAGCTGGTCAAGTTATCGATCTAGCTGAATACGGGCGCAACGGAGCTAGATCTATTAATATAACATCACCAACAACAGCTTTGATTAACTTGAACGAAACAATGTCAACATTAAATGCTACTGTTGTATGTAAATTAACAAAAACTTCTGGACAAGAAGCATCAAAGACAATTAATAGAAGTCGACTTGTTGAACTTCGTGCTGGTACTGGTGGGGGATACACGGGAAATACAACTGGTCCGTGGCCACTTGGTTTGGCAGATGGATTTAAATTAGTTTCAGTTCGTCAAAAATCTGGAACTAGATTCGCAACACTGACAGAAGGAACAGATGTAACTTCACATTTCAAATTAGATACTGGAATGTTGGATAATATGTATGATCACGCCAGTCTTGTAAAAAAATCGACGAGTGGATTATCTATCGCAGCTAATGATAGATTTTTAGTAACATTAGATCATTTTACACATAGCACTGCTTCTGGTGTTGGATATCTTTCTGTAGATTCTTATCCAGTCAATGATGCAACTGCCGCAACTGATACAACGAAAATATACACATATGAAATTCCTATATTTGTTTCGTCTGTCGACGGAATTTCATATGATCTAAGAAATTCCATAGATACACGACCACGTATGACGGATACTGCGAACGCAGTAACATCGCTTACAAATATTTCTACTAATCCGGCAAGATCTACAGCATTCATTGAACCTACAGGTGGTTTGCATTTTCCTGTAGTTGCTTCTAGTTACACTATAGATTATGATTATTATTTAAAACGTAGAGACGCAATCGTATTAAACTCATCTGGAATTTTTTCGGCTATACAAGGAAGTTCATCATTATTTCCAATAACACCTAAAATCCCAGAAGATAGTATGCATGTTGCAACAATCTTAGTTTCGCAATATCCTTCATTGACTCAAGATAATTCTAGAATAGTTAGTCGACAAGACTTGTCATGTAGTGTAGAAAAAATAAAAAATGACCGATATACAATGAGAGACATCGGAGCGATCAAAGAGAGAGTAGATAATTTAGAATATTATACATCATTAAATTTATTAGAGAAAGATGCAAAAGCTCTATTAATTCCAGACGTTAATGGTCTTGATAGATTCAAAAACGGAATTTTAGTTGATTCATTTACTGGTCATAATATCGGTAATGTTTTTGATTCAGATTATAAAATATCAATCGATTCTGCTGAGGGCACTGCTCGCCCACCATTTAAAATGGACAATATCGAGATGTTTTATAATACAGCAAATAGTTCAAATATTGTAAGAAATAATGTTACTACTGCTGGAGTTTCTAGAGATCAGACAGTGTATATCTCTAATTCACAAGTGAAATTCTCAAACTTATCTACACTTACTTCTGGAGCATCAACAGCGACATTAAGATTTCAAGTCGATAATAAATTATATATTGAAAATGCTACGGGAAATTTTTCTAATGGAACAACAGTAACTAGTGGAAGCAAAACTGCTGTAATAAATCGCATAGATTTAACTATACCAAATGATTTAATTACACTTCCATATTCTCACGAAATATTTGGACAAAATCCATACGCCACAACAACAAGAAATCTAGCTGGTGCTGTTTATAACTTCAAGGGAAAAATAACTCTAACTCCAGATAATGACGTTTGGTGTGATACTATTAATCGTCCAGATGTTACCATAAGTTTAGATTTAAATACAGATGCGTGGTTGCATATGCCTAGCGCATGGGGAACTGCGTGGAACGCTTGGAATACTGTAATAACTGGCGTGTCGCAAACTGGAACTCGAAATGTTTCACGAGGCACGCGAATCGTTGGCGGTCAGATTTTTGAAGATTTTGATATTATTATAACAGAAGCAGTTACTACTCAATCTACACGTGGAGGAACAACAAGTAGCGTTGTTGATAAAACTTCAACTCAAACAACAGGGGATTTAGTTAAAGATGTAAATATTCAACCGTTTATGAGATCTAGATTGATAAATTTTGTTGGAGAAGCACTTAAACGCAATACAAAACTCTATGCATTTTTTGATAACGTAAATGTCACATCATATATTACCCCAACGAATTCTTCATTTGCAAATACTGGGATGGAAGGAAGTTCGCTTTCATCAGATTCCAATGGCAGAGTTTATGGACAATTTAGAATACCTAATGATAGTGCTCTTAAATTCAGAACAGGAACTAAATCATTCAGATTAACAGATAATCCTACAAATAGCCAGGCATTAGGAAATACAATAACATGCGCAGAAGCAGCTTATACAGCAGAGGGGTTGATATCTGGCTTACAGGAAACAATAGTATCTACTAGATATCCAGAATTTCAAACAAAGTTCCAAACGGAATCTTCTTTTGGTTCATTTACTCGAACTAAATCTGGTGGAAGTTTTACAAATAATCTTGGACCAGTTCCAGTGCCATCTGGTGACGACGGCGGCTGGGTCCCAGCCGCAACAGATGATCCAATTGCTCAGAGTTTTTTCACTGATTTATCTTCAAGTAGAATAGTAGGTTCTGGATCATTTTTGACTAAAATGGATTTATTCTTTTCAACTAAAGATCCAAGCTATCCAGTGATAGTTGAACTTAGAGCATTAGATCCTTTAACTTCACAAATATCTAACGTATGTATTCCTTTTGGAAGAGTGATTTTATCCGCTGATCAAATAAATGTTAGTGATGATGGATCTAAACCCACTCCTGTATATTTTCCATCGCCCGTATATCTATTAGATAAACGCGGATATGCGTTCGTGGTAATTCCTGGAGGAGTCAATCCGAATGCAGCTGCATGGGTTTCTAGAATTGGAGAAAATGATATTGTTACTGGTTCTAGAGTTTCTAGACAACCAGTTACGGGTGAAATGTTTATATCTCCGAATGATAAAACTTGGGGTGCAGTAATAGAAGAAGATATGAAATACACACTTTATCAAGCGAATTTTGATAACGCTTCATCAGGTGTTGTGATATTCAAAAATGAAGATCGCGACTATCTATCGATTGCAAACGTATCTAGCGGATTCGCGCGTGCGGGAGAACTAATTCATGGCGAAACTATACTCCGCGGAACCTTTGCGAACACAAAAACTTTAAGCGTCGCAAATAATACTACATTTGCGCAGGGTATGATTTCTGGAGCAACTGGAACTATCACGTCATTCGCAGCAGGACAAGTTAGAGTCAAAAATATTTCGATCGCTAGTAAATTTAAGGGTGGAGAACGTGTTCGTATAAGAACGAATAATGTAACAACTGGTGGGATCGTTGGAAACTCTACTGGTGCAATCGTATCTACCGTAACACCAATCGGTCGTATGGCATATTACGATGCAATAACTTCGAGCAACACATTCTTGCATCTAGCTAATACATCGTTTATTAATAGTGGACCAGTTCCATTAACTGCTGGTGGATTTTCTAATAATCGTATGTTTGTATCTAACACATTCGTTACTGGTCAAATCGATGGATACTCCGCTCGTATTGTATCGTTGAATAGTCTTAAAATAGACGTTTTAAAGTTTACTAAAGATTATATACAGCCATCGAATACTGATGTATCCTTTACTGGAAAATTTGCAAAAAGCGTTTCAACGAAAGATTCATCATTCATAAATATTAACACGAATGATAATACAGAATTTGCAGATTCTCGATACGTATTAAGTCGAAGTGTTGAATCAAATACAGCTGCAAGTGCTTCTGGAATGAATGCTGCGCGTTCGTGTGAAATTAAAGCAACAATTTCAAGTAGAAATAGACTTGCTTCACCTACACTCGACACGAGAAGAGTTTCAACAACAACGATTGAAAATTTAATTAGTTCAAATACAGATATTGGTTCGACGGAAGATTATGTTAAATTTGGTGGAAATTCAAAAACAAGATATATCACTCGTAAGGTAACATTAGCAGATGGTCAAGATGCAGAAGATATGATAATATATCTTACAGCATATAAGCCTGTCACAGCTGGAATCTTCGTATATTATAAGATTATACATCGTGAAGATAGTGATACATTCTTAGATGCACGTTGGATACCAATGACGCAGAATACAGCATCGACAATAATTTCTGACACAGAAAATACAAATGATTTTAAAGAATTTGTATACAGTGTAAGTAAGTATCCAACAAACGCTCAAAAAATTACAAGAAGTTCTGTAGTTGTTAATTTATCGGGCGCAAATAATTCTACTGGAGTGGTTGAATATCGAAATACTTTAGGTGCTCGATTTAGCGGCTATAAATATATAGCGATTAAAATAGTTATGACAAATACTGTTTCGACGAGACCTCCAAGAATAACAGATCTAAGGGTGATATGTTTGCAAAAATAAAAGATTCTCCTGGATTTGTTAGGAATATAATTTCTGAAAAAGACGCGCAGCCAATCCTGAATATCAATACTTCAGGATTGGCTGCATACAAAAAAACTAAAAATAGAGAAATCGAATTAAATTCAGCAATAGAAGATATAAATACACTAAAGGCTGATATCGATGAAATTAAAAAGTTATTGATTCAGCTCACGCTTAAATAGGGATTAACATGGCCAAAATTGCAAACGTAGCGTTAACAAACACATTCAATACGTGGAGAACGAATTCAAATATAGGATTTGATCGTTTAAGCCAATTCGCTATTAATAATTCGGCTCTCTACGCAAATACTATCACTGCAAACGTAGCATTTACTTCTACGGGTCTTGCAACTCTATCTGGTCGTGCAACTGTAGGAACGAATCTTACAGTATCGGGTAATACGACTTTAGGTGCTGCAGGTAAAAGGATCACATCTACTGGCGTTATTGCTCATACAGGAAATATTACTGTATCAGGAAACACATCAACAAATAAAGCAACAGTTACAAGTTCACTAACTGTCTCAGGTAATACGACTCTAGCCAAAACGCTAGTAGTAACTGCGGATACAAATAGCTTAGGGATTGTGATTAAAGGTCGTTCCTCAGACAACTTGGGGGCTATGTATTTTTATGCAAATGATGGAACCACGAACTACGCAACAATAACAGCATCTGCAAGTGAACTGCAATATTCTTCCGTTCCTGCGGCGGCTGTTCAGACTTTTAGAACTAATGGCGCAGAACGTATGCGTATCGGCTCCGACGGTAGTGTAATTATCAATGGTACTGGTTCAAACGGAGTTTATTCTAACACAGCTTCTATTGGAGTTTTCTCTAATAACGTAAACTTTTCTAGTAAAAAACTTAGAAATTTCACAGAAGACGCAATGTCATATCGCGCATCTTCTACCGCAATAACACTAACTAATGTAAGAAACGCTCAGAGAATTTCATTAACGGATAATGCAACTGTTACATTACCTACTGGAATGCCAGGATCGACAGAAGCAATAAAAAGTCTTGTTATAATTTTCAAACAGGATGCAACTGGTGGTCGAACGATGGCGTTTGCTGCTCCGGCTGGAGAATCCCTACTATATAATAATAGCGCAACATTACCTCCAGTATCAACAGGCGCAAATAAAGTTACAATATATGTTTGCACGAAATTTGATGGCGATACTAGATGGTATATTGCACTATCATTTATCGAAGTGTAATATAAGAAAAATCCAGAAAAGGAAACTGGCGCATGATACCTGCAATTAAATATTCGGATATATATTTGTATTCGACTTTGAATGACGAGTCGACTGAATTTAAATTATATTTGGATTCGAATAAAATAAAATACACATATCTCTTTTATGATTTAGAACATAAAAATGATAGTTTAGAAGCACTTAGCACTTGGTTTCAAGATCCAGAAATTGAAGGAACAACTATTAAATTCACAAAATTACCAATTTTAATATTTGAAAAAATATTTTGGGAATCACCAGATAAATCAGAAGTTTATCAAAAAAGATGGTTTGCAAAAACTATGCAAGACATTCCTTTAGACTTTTCAACTATTAGCGTAAAGATATAATATGTTATCAACAGCACTATCATCAGGGTCAATTCAACCCGCTGGATCTCAAACATTTAATTCTTCAGGCACTTATAGAATTCCATATGGAATTCGAATTATAACAGTTGCGGGCGCTGGTTCTGATGGCACTCCAGGTACAGCAGGAACTGGCGGCGCAGCCGGAAATGCAGGTACAGCAGGAAATGCTGGATCGCCAGGAAATTCTGGTCTTCCTGGCGGTGGCGGTGGCGGTGGTGGAGGAGAAACAGTGGCGACTCCGGGTTCTGCTGGCGGCGCAGGAACACCAGGAACTAGTGGTGGCACTGTTGGAACTGGTAATCCAGGTGCTGGCGGAGCTGGTGGTGTAAACGGTGTTACCGCCGGTGGTGCTGGAGTTGTTGGAAATATAGGAAATACAGGAACAGCAGGAAATGCTGGAGCGCCAGGAACAGGAGGATCTGCTGGTAATCCAGGCGCACCTGGAAGTGCCGGTGTAAATTCTAACTTTAGCGGTCCTACAGCATGGACTGGTGAAACACCATCAATTACCTATATTGCTGGTAATGCTGGAGTTTTAGGAAATCCAGGAAATCCAGGAACCGCAGGAGCCGCAGGTCCCGGCGGACCAGGTGGTCCCGGCGGAGCAGGTGGTCCCGGCGGAGGTGGTGGTGCAGCTGGACAAAACAGCGGACCAATAACTGGTAGTCCTAACGGCACCGGCGGTGGTGCAGGTGGTCCCGGCGGAGCAGGTTCTCCAGCGCAGGCCGGATCAAAAGGTGTTCCCGCTTTGCGTGCAGGACAGCCTGGTGGTCCAGGTGGAGGAGGTTCAGCAGGCAGCGCGGGTAATGCAGGCACCGGCGGTACCCCAGGAAATGCTGGAGCAGCGGGTAATCCAGGAACAGGAGGCACCGCAGGAGGATCAGGAACTTCAGGAACAACAACTGTAGCGGTTAAATCTTTGGCTGATTATACAGTTACAGTCGCACCAGGAAAATCAGTGACAGTTTCATTTTCTGCTCAATAATTATGAGGAATTTATATTATGTTTTGGAAAAAATTGGATGACAGCATTGAATTTCTTTGTGAACCTAGATTAGAGGGAGTAATACCTAAACCCTTTCCAGCAAAGCAATTTATTCCCGATTGGTATAAACGATTAAAATCTTATCACAAAGATGAAGATAAGATTACACCATTACCAACGCTTAAACGATGTCCACCGTTTTTAGATGCAATGTCGGCAGGATGGATAATCCCTCTAGTTGCTGATGTTCATTTAAATGTTATAGATGACGGAACTGGAGTGTCTTGGGAATCTAATTTCATATATAATGTAATAGAAAACCATAAACTATCTCAAATAGAAACTCATCCTAAAGTTCCAAAAATTCCATTAAAGATATTAAACTACTGGATGATTAAAACTCCACCTGGATGGTCTAGTTTGTTTATAACTCCAATAAATAGAATTGATGATAACTTAGAACTTATGGCTGGAATAGTTGAAACTGATAACTATTATGAGTATGTAAATTTTCCAGGATTCGTTAAGATAGAAGGATATTTAAAATTAGATTCTGGATATCCATTGATGCAAGTTATTCCATTCAAACGAGAATATAATAAAGTAGCGAAAATAAAAACATTTTCTGCGGAAGATTCAAAAAAACATCAAATAAATAGAGATAGACTCTCAAGCAATCCCAGTCATTATCGAGATAATGTGTGGGTAAAAAAAATATGATAGCAGAACCTTTATGGTGGTCTTGGAAACAAATAATCCCTACAAATATATGTGAAGCGATTATTGAAGAAGGATATAAATTAAAATTAAAACCTGCAATGGTTGGATTAGGTGAAGAAGTTCTTAATGAAAGTATAAGAAAAACTACTGTTGGATTTTTTTCATGGGATTCGTGGATTGGTGCTATCTGCAATCATTATGCACATCGAGCGAATACTAGTGCGTGGAACTTTCAAATATCAGGGCAACAGGATCCTCAATTCGCTATGTATGGTAATAATGAATTTTATGATTTCCATGAAGATTCTTCGAAGTTTGAAAAGAACATGAGAAAATTAAGTTTAGTTATTTCTATATCAAATCCGGACACATATGAAGGTGGAGATTTTGAATTTTTTGATGGAACAAGACCAGATATAAAAGGACAGGGATCTATATTAGTATTTCCATCATTTATTAAGCACAGAGTCACGCCAGTAACAAAAGGAACAAGATATTCATTAGTTAATTGGTTTTATGGAGAACAATTCAAATGATTAATTTATTGTATTTAGATAATAATGATAAAATAATAGAAGAAATAGAAGAAATAGATATTGAGAAGGATTACGATTTAAATAAATTATATTTTGTCGTCGATAATTTTAAAGATAAAATAGGATATCTTAAAGAAAAAACACAGATAATTTCAATGGATATATCGGATATTTATCGAGAATATAATTTGAATCATTTAGAACATAGCGCAAATACTATCTACACAATAAGCGAATCAAAGTTTTTGCTAATGCAATCTGGCTTGGTTGAACATATAAATTTAAAATGTAAAAATAAAATAGAAAACTTATTTTATGCATTAAGAAATGATAAGACATTGGAAGAGTTTTTAGAAAAAAGAACACTTGTGATTGAGAAAAAAGAAAATACATTAAAAATTCTTAATGAATGCAGAACTGTTTTAGATATATTAAATAATATACAATCATTAAAAGATTATGATATGGATTTAGAAACTATCAAATGATATACTCATTTGTAGATATAAACTTTTCTGAAAACTTATTATTATTATACTCTGTAAGTTTAGTTTGAAAATTGTTATATGAACTCAAAAATATATCTTTTTGTATCATATTTCCGTCCCATATCCAATCATCCAATCTAGATTTTGCTGAAGATGGAGATTTTCCTGTAGAAAATGTATTTACATCCCAATATGGATACATAAGTTTTTGATAGCCCTTATCAGATAGATATAAATTTAATAACTTATTATATCCACGAGAAGAAGGTTTTTGTTGGTAATATGATAGAATTGAATGTAAATTTGTATTTCTTATTTTGAAAAAGTTTTTAATTATATTACATTGTTTTATCATTAATTCTGGTAAATCCGGACTAATACAAAAAAACTCATCGTACCATCCATTATTGTAGTTTCTTTGAACAATTGGAGAAACAACATTATCATACGCATCATTGAATGTTAAATAATTATTTCCATTTCTATTATTAAAAACTAGTTTTTCCATACCCCAAAGAAAACAAACTTTTTTTCCAGAAAGAATTAAATTTTTCCACTTATCTACATTATGCCTCAATAAAGATTTTGCAATATTATTTGGTGAAATATTAAAATTCATATCATATAGTATATGTTCATGCCGATCATTAGTAGATAAATAATCCATGATAAATTTAGAAAAATCTATCACTGTATAATCGAATTTATATTTTTCTGAAAGAGTTATAATGTTTGGAATTGCTACAGTATATTGTTCTATATTTGCATAGCTATCTTTAACTTTAGACCCTTCGAGAGATACAAGTGTTGCAACTTCATCTAATTTACATTCAGAATTGATCCACTGCATTAGCATATTATGACTATCAGATCCACCGCTATAGAAAAGAACAACGTAATCATAAGAGTTTCTAATTTGTCTGCATCTTAATTTATATAATTCATTTAAAGATACATCTATCTCTTTAGAAAAATCTACTTTTAAAAATACTTCGTCATTATAATTCCAATGAATATTTTTTTTATTTTTTGCAGCACATTCTATTGCTTCTATTCTACTATATGTTTTATATTCACCAACTTGATAAAAACCAAATTTATCTGGAGAATATATTTGAATATTATTGTTCATATTAGATAGGGTTTGAATATATTTAGTAGCTCATTTTTTTTCCATTGTATTCCAGTTTTAAATTTTTTTGATTCTGTCATAGCGTGGTTTATTTTTTGAATATATTCTGGATATTTATAGTGCATTTTAGTTCTCAGTTCTAATCCATATAATATCGACTTATATTCTTTCCAGCTCATATTTTCACCATCTAAAGTGTTACCACTAATCATAGAATAAGTTAATTCAGGAGTGTATGTAAAAAATCCAATTTCATCTCCAAAGTATTCTGAATCATACGCATCATATTCATTAATGCTATATTCACTATATTTTATTAATGCAAAACCGTCGCCTATGATATGATCTCCACATATCATAGTTCCCTTATTCTCTTTGACGTAGTTTGCAGCATACGCTCGCGTTGCAGATTCAAAACCTATACCATTTATTTTTTTAAATATAAAATTCACACATATATCAATAATTTTATCATTCGAGCATTCAATCACAACTGGCTTTAAAGATAATTTTTTACATATCTTAAATGCATATTTCGATTCTTCTTCATTTCCTTCGCACAAAATAATCAGAGGAATTATTGGAATTTTTAATTTTTCAAAACAGACTAATACATATTCAGAATCAATTCCACCGCTGAGTCCAACATAGAGGTTTTGATATTTTTTTGATATTTTAGTTGCTGCTTCTGCAGCTGCAGTGTGGAACTCTAATGGTTTAAATGGATATAGATTGAATTTTACATCGTAATCAGACATTAATCCAGATTTAGTAAGATTGTCATTAATCCAATTATTTTCGCTGATGATCATTATGAATATATTAGATAGGGTTTGAATATATTTAGTAGCTCATTTTTTTTCCATCGTATTCCAGTTTTAAATTTTTTTAAGTTATGAATAGATGCAATTACTTTTCGAATTCTTTCTGGATAACTATAATAAATTTTATCCCTTACTTCTAATGCGAATAATTTTGATTTATATTCTTGCCAGAACATATTTTCACCATCTAAAGTATTTCCACTAATCATCGAATAAACCAATTCAGGAGTATATGTAAAAAAGCCAATTTCATCTCCAAAGTGTGCCGAATCATATCCATCCCATTCGTTCATAGCATATTCACTATCTTTTAGTAATATATCTCCATCACCAATCATGTGTTCTCCGCAAATTAAAGTTCCCTCATTCTCTTTGACGTAGTTTGCAGCATACGCTCGCGTTGCGGATTGGAATCCTATACCATTTATTTTTTTGAATATAAAATTTAGACATATATCAATAATTTCATAATTTGAACAAATTATAACTTTAGGAGTAATATTTAATTTTTCACATATCTTAAATGCGTATTTTGATTCTTCTTCATTACCTTCACATAATACGATTAAAGGAATTATTGGAATTTTTAATTTATAAAAACACATCAATACATATTCAGAATCAATTCCACCGCTGAGTCCGACATAAAGGTTTTGATATTTTTTCGAGATTTTTATTGCCGCTTGTTCTGCAGCTGCATGAAACTCTAATGGTTTGAATGGATATAGATTGAATTTTACATCGTAATCTGATATAAGCCCTGTGGGCGTAAAATTATCATTGATCCAATTATTTTCACTAATGATCATAATTTTCACTTTAAATTCACTATAAATAGTTATTTATATACAAACACAGGATAATATTATGCCTATCAAGAAAACTATAATTCGTGAGAGAACAACTCCAGAATCAAGACTTCCTATTTTAGAAACTAGTGATCGTGAATATATAAAAGAAAAATATCAAAATACTGGAGCAATTTTATCCATAACTATTACATATAAAAACGCACTAGACGAAGTTGTATTATCTCGAAATCTTGCAACTAAAGAAATTATTGAATATGTATTCAAGGATTATGAGCAAAAAACCGCTTATAACAAAGATATCGAGATACGAAGAGCCACCATTGCCACTGGATTTCCTAGAGGTAATTTTCTACCAAATGAACTTCGCAATTACGGTCCAATCTTACATGCAAATAGCGGAATTTTATTTTCACAAACTGAAGAAGAAATATAAAATACACATATATGATTAAACATTCGATATTTCCGACATTATATGGGGAATGGAAATTTCTAGATCACGAAAAATTCAAACAACATTTTAAAGAAACTATTTTTGATTATATTAGAAATAACGGAACAACTAAAAGTGTTGTCGGAGTAGGTGAGAGAACTAAACATATCGGATTGCATACTATAGATTCATATTCTCCAATATTTCGTTTCGCTTCTGAATGCGTGAGAGAGTATATACGAACGATGAATATAGACGATAAATTATATGATCTTTCTCTTGTTAAATCATGGCTGAGTGTTACAGGAACGCCAACAAATATTCATAGCCATGCAGATGCCCATGTTGTTTTTACTTACTATATCAATATACCCAAAACTTTAGAAAAAAATCTAAGGTTCTATAGAAATCATAATAATATTAATGATCTATATTACTGTATGTCTGAATTTAACTGTAAAGAAGAATGGAATGAGTTTAATTGTAAAACTTGGGAGCAGCCTGCTACTGAGGGAGATTTATTTGTTTTTCCGGGAAAGTTGACTCATGATATCGTTGATAGTTACAGGAAAGAAACTATTGTCGAAGCGTTTGACGAAAACGAATTATTTCAACAAAGAATATGTCTAGCAGGAGACTTTAATTTAATTTACAGAGAAGCTTCTTCCAATGCTACAGGCACACAGCCAACGAAAAATTGGAGAATGTTTTGATTTCATCATCCTTTTGCCCAGCACCTTGGCTTTCACTCTTTTATCAATCCAACCATGCATCCCTTTGCTGTGCCAGTCGAGATAAAATTTTATCTAGTCCGAATGATTATATAAAATCTAATTACCTTCAAGGAATTAAACAACAGTTTCTAGATGGTATTCGTCCATCTACTTGTAATGGTTGTTGGAAAAGAGAAGCCGAAGGCATGCACAGTATTAGAAAATATTACACAGAAAAATATGCAAAGTTGTGTAAAAATTTTAATCTAACGTCAAATGACCATTTGGGTACCAAATGGATGGAATTGCGTATCAGTAATCAGTGTAATTTTAGTTGCAGAATGTGCGACACTGATTCTAGTTCAATTTTACAAAAAGAAGTTGAAAAAAACGAAAAACTGAAAAAATATTTTACAATTAGTTCTGATGCTGACTACAAAATTTCTTCCAGAAACTTCGATCAAATACTTGAACAATTAAAGAACACTGATAGACTAATTTTAACTGGTGGTGAACCAATGTTGATTAAAAAATATTATGATGTGCTTGACTATCTAATATCAATCGGCAAGCAAGACATTCAGTTGTTAATCTTCACTAACTGTAGTGTATACAACCCGATCTTCATTAGTAGATTGAAACAGTTTAAAAATTTATATTTAAATTTAAGTATTGATGCAGTTGGAAAAACAGCAGAATACGTGCGATATGGAACAGATTGGCCAGTGGTAGAAAAAAATATTTTATTGTTTTGTGAAGAATTCGAAAATGTATCAATTCACTCTACAATAACGTCCTATGGAATATTAGACTATACAGCAACAGCAATGTTTTTTCAGTCATTATCAGCTATGTTTCCATTTTTACAGTTTAAAGCTCATGTAGCAACAAGACCTATGCCTTTAAGATTTGAAAATTTACCGCCTGAGATGAAAATACAAGCCAAATTTCAAATTAATAATGCGCTTCAAATCCTCCAAGGATCTAATTTATCTAAAATTATCATCGAACTAGAAAGTATATTAAAAAGACTAGATATCATTGGCGAACCTGAAAAGTTTTTAGAATTCACTGAAACGCTTGATAAAGTGAGGGGGCAATCGTTCATAAACTTGCAGTCTAAAATAAACAATCTGTGAGCATCATCAAAGACCAACGTAGAGATTGGAGAATGTTTTGATTATAAATAGGTCATAAATACAATTATGGAGCTATTATGGCACTTCCTGTATCAAGACAAGAATTTAAGGAGTATTGCCTACGTAGACTAGGATATCCTGTTGTTGACATCAACGTAGATGAGCAGCAAATTCAGGATAGAATCGACGATGCATTAGCTTATTATCGCGATTATCACTATGATGGAACTGAACATCTATACTTATCGTATTTGATGACTCCAACAGATATTACAAATAGATATGTAACGCTTCCAGAATCAATTCAATCAGTGACATCTATATTCGCTACTGGCGGAAACTCTAATATTAACGGATTGTTTAATATCAGATATCAGATGCATCTAAACGATTTATTTGACTTTTCTAATTCTGCATCTGGTGCATATGTTATGGCGATGCGGCACGTTGAAACATTGGAAGAAATTTTTAATGGTAAAAAAGCTATACGATATAATCGCCATATGGATAAATTATTTTTAGATTTAGATTGGACAACTGATGTATTTGCGGGTCAATACATAATTGTAGATTGTTATGGTACAGTAGATCCAGAGAATTACACAGACGTTTATGCTGATGTATTTTTATTAAAATACGCTACAGCTTTAATTAAACGCCAATGGGGAATGAATCTATCAAAATTTGAAGGCATGCAACTTCCAGGCGGAATAACGTTCAATGGGCGAGTCATTCTTCAAGATGCGAATGAAGAAGTTCAGAGATTAGAAGATACAATGCTAAGTTCACAGTCATTACCTGTGTTTGATATGGTCGGATAGAAGTGACGACAAACAAATATTTTCGACCGTTCACGTATGTTCGTGAACAAGACGTCATGGACGATCTTATTGTGGAGTCGATAAAGATGTATGGCATGGATGTAAAATATCTTCCAAGAACCCTTGTGAAAGAGGACATTCTTCTTGGCGAAGATGTGTTGTCTACTTTCAGCAATGCAATTGACTTAGAGATGTATATCAAGAACACTCAAGGTTTTGAGGGAGAGGGCGATTTTCTTTCAAAATTCAATCTTGAAATTCGAGATCAAATCACATTCACTGTCTCCAAAAAAAGATGGGGTCAAATAGCGAATGAGAAACTACTCGATGAAATAGGATACAACTATCAAGTAGAAACTGCTAATACTGGCGCATATTTAAATACAGACTCATTCCGATTAGAGTCAGGAACTGCCAATGGATATTCTATCACATCAACAAGACCATTTGAGGGCGATTTAATATTCTTTCCGCTAACAAGCAAGCTCTATGAAATAAAATTCGTAGAGCATGAAGCCATATTTTATCCTCATGGAAAACTATACACATACGATTTAACTTGTGAATTGTTTGAACGTATTGGTGGAAAAGGTCTACAGACTGGAAATACAGCTATTGATGCTATCGGTGCGCGATACAATGAAGACATGCTATTGTATCAATTTACGCTCGAAGATGGTCTTGGAATATTAATGGAAGAAGAGGGTGGTTCTATTATTCAAGAATATCAAATGTCATCTACAGACGCATCTGCTAATAATGAATATATTCAGCAACAATCTACTCTTTATATAGATTTTAGTGAGAAGAATCCATTTTCTGAAACGGATAGGTATTAATTATGTTTGGAAATCAATTTTATCATCAAACAGTTCGTAAATATATCGTCGCGTTTGGTAATATGTTTAACGACTTAGTCGTTCATCGTATTAATTCTGCGGGAACAGTGGTTCAAACCATAGCTGTTCCCATCGCATATGGTCCGAAAGAAAAATGGCTGGTTCGTATAAAACAAGATGCGAATTTAGATCAAAGTGTTGCGCTTCAATTGCCTAGAATGGGCTTTGAAATGACAGGTTTAGCTTACGACGGAACTCGTAGATTATCAGCTACAACTCAAAACGTAGCGTTTAATTCTCCAGATCTTAAAAAAATGAAGTATCAGTATGTTCCAGTTCCATATAATATTGATATGACTCTTTCGATATTTGTAAAAAATGCAGACGATGGTGCTCAGATCATTGAGCAAATAATTCCATATTTTGGACCAGAATGGAATAATACTATTAACTTGATTCCAGAGATGGGTATCAAGATGGATGTGCCGACTATATTGGTTGGTGTAGCTATAGATGATACATATGAAGGCGACTTCATCGCAAGACGTGCGCTCGTATATACTATAACATTCACGATGAAGGGTTGGTTCTTTGGTCCTGTTAAAAGAGCAGGGATTATCAAAAGAGCTCAAGTGGATCTTGGTGTGGTTTATGCTGCGAATACAGCTATCGATCCACTTCTTGGTGCAGAACAACCTGGAATATCAGATGAAGATGTAAAACGAACTGGAAGATCTTCTAGAATTGTATTGACTCCAGGTCAATTTGCGAATGGATCACCAACAAGTAATAGTGCGCTCTCTGTCAATTATCTTACTATTTCTGCAAATAGTGATTATGGAATATGCGCAAATGTATTTTTCTATTCAGATGGACTAAAGTATAATCCTGTAACAGGTGATGATGAAGTTAGATCGTTCCAAAACGCGAATGGAACTTATGGATATATTGAATGAAAACAAATTTGGAATATAATATGGAAGAAATATTGAATCTGCCAACCAATTCAAAACCTATTGTAGAATTACCCACAACGATATCTGTCGATAACGATGCAGCTGCAGACTTCGAAACAGCTAGAGAAAATATACATACAATTATTTCTAAAGGAACTGGAGCTCTGGACGATATTATTCTTCTCGCGCGAGCGAGTGATTCTCCTAGAGCATACGAAGTTGTTTCTCAGATGATAAAGACATTGGTCGATGCGAATAAAGATTTAATTCATCTTCGTAAGCAATTAAAAGATGTTCAGGAAAATACAAACGGAGATACTAATATTCAGAATAATTTGTTTGTAGGTAATACTGCAGAGTTACAAAAACTTATAAACAACAGGAATAAATCGCTTATATAATATGACCCTTCGGAACATCTGTATTATATCATGAAAATAACTAATTGTCAAGGTAAAAATTACAATGGGTAATGCATCAAATCCTCTGCTCAAGACGCTAGGCGTCAAAATAGATTATTCGAAAGAAGAACTTGAAGAATATATCAGGTGTTCTGGAGACCCAGAATATTTTATTGAAACCTATGTAAAGATCGTATCTGTCGATTTAGGATTAGTTCCATTTAAAATGTGGGATTTTCAAAAAGATATGGTCAAGAAGTTTCATTCTAACCGTTTCGTTATTTGTAAACTTCCGCGCCAAAGTGGTAAGAGCACCACAGTTGTAGGATACCTTCTTTGGAATGCCCTATTCAATGACAATCAAAACATTGCAATTCTAGCGAATAAGGGTCGTCTTGCGAATGAACTTCTAGCCAAAATTAAACTCACATACGAGCATATTCCAAAATGGATTCAGCAAGGAGTCGCAACTTGGAATAGAGGATCTTTGGAGTTTGAAAACGGATCTAAAATTACTGCGGCCGCAACATCATCCAGTGCTATTCGAGGCGGATCCTATTCTTTAATATTTCTAGACGAATTCGCTTTCGTTCCTAGAAATATCGCTGATGAATTTTTTCAATCAGTATATCCGACTATCAGTGCAGGTAAAACAACTAAAATCATTATAGTATCCACACCAAACGGTATGAATCATTTCTATAAAATGTGGACTGATTCAGAACAAAAACGAAGCGACTATATTAATATCGAAGTTCATTGGAGTGCTATTCCTGGGCGCGATGAGGAATGGAAAAAACAAACTATAAGAAACACAAGCGAGCAACAATTCGACCAAGAGTTTAATTGTTCGTTCTTAGGTAGCATACACACACTTATTCATCCTACGAAACTTCGCGAGCTAGCGTTCATAACTCCGACTAGAGATAAATGGGGACTGGATATATACGAGTATCCAAAAGAAAAACATGTATATGTTATAGTTGCAGATACGAGTCATGGTGCAGAATTAGATTACTCTGCTCTCTCAGTGATAGACGTTACAGAAATTCCTTTCAAACAAGTAGCCAAATATCGCTCAAATATTCTTCCACCATTATTATATCCAGAAATTCTAGTCAATTATGGACGATTCTATAATGACGCATATCTTCTTGTTGAAACTAATGATATTGGTCAGCAGGTTGTAGATACATTAAATATTGATCTTGAATATGAAAATATTTTAAGCACATCAGTTAAAGGTCGTGGAGGTCAACGAATCGGAGGAGGATTTGGCGGAAAGACTACATACGGCGTAAAGATGTCCAAACAAGTAAAAAGAATAGGCTGTTCAAACATAAAAGATATTATCGAAAATAATAAACTTATTATTCAAGATTTTGAAACTATAGATGAGCTGTCTACCTTTATCGTAAAAGGAAATTCATATCAAGCCGAAGAAGGATGTCACGACGATATGGTGATGGGATTAGTCATGTTTGGATGGTTAGCAAAACAACCATATTTCAAAGAATTGACTGATATGGATATTAGAAAAAGACTTTCTGATGAAAAAATGAAAGAAATGGAGTCAGATCTTCTTCCTGCGGGATTTGTGGATGATGGGGAACATGAATATTCTATAGGAAGAGGATATACTAATGAATTTGGTGAGACATTTGACAAATTTTAGTAAAAACTCGATTATTATAAATAAAAGAGTAAAACCAATCTATTCAATGATGGAAGGAGTCTGATTATGCCATTCCAAGTTTCGCCAGGCGTTAATGTTAGTGAGATCGATCTTACTACCGTAATTCCGGCCGTAAGCACAACCGAAGGCGCGATCGCGATGCACGCGATCACGGGTCCAGTAGATAAGCGAGTTCTAATAGGATCGGAAGATGATCTCGTTAATACTTATGGAAGACCTAATTCGAATACTGCAGCGGATTTTTTCACCGCTGCTAGTTTTCTTAGCTATGGTAATAAATTGTATGTTACGAGAACAGTGCGCGGATCGAACGTAGCGACGTTAGCCACAGATACTGTTGTTGCACGTAATGCACATACTAATTCAGCTAATGGTAAGAATACTATTATCAAGAGTGACGACGATTATTATGATAATTATTCAACAGCTTCAGGACCAACAGGAATTACTGGTGTAGGACCATGGATAGCGAAATATCCAGGATCTTTTGGTAATACATTGCGTGTTTCTGTTTGTCGTTCTTCTAATACATTTCAGAGCACTGCCAATGGAACTTTAGCATTTACAAATAACTCTGTTACTTCAACTGGTTCTAATTCTGCTTGGATTGCGACCCTGGTCGCCGGAGATATTCTAATTGCTGGTCCAGATAGATACGAAGTAAGAGTTGCTTCTACGTCCGGCAAAACGATCACACTGCAGAATAAATATCAAGGAAATACTGTAACTACTCAATCATTAGTTCCTCGTCGTTGGGAATTCTATAATTACTTCAGCGGAGCTCCTGGTACTTCTGCTTTTGCAATAGTGGATGGTTCAACGAATGATGAAATGCATATCATTGTTGCTGATGAAGATGGAAGAATCAGTGGAGTCGCGAATACAGTTCTTGAAATATTTTCGAATGTTTCAAAAGCGTCAAATGCTAGAACTGAAGATGGTACAGGAAATTACTATCAAACAGTAATCAATCAAACATCACGTTATATTTGGTGGGCTTCAAATTTGGCAGGCGTTACCAATATAGGCAGACCAACAACATCAAGTATTAATTTTGGTATAGGCGCACAAACATCAGCTCTTAATTCTTCATTTGTGCGTGGTCGTGACGGAGCACAACCAAGAGCCGTTGATTATATTAATGGATATAATCTATTTTCAAATCCAGAAGTTGTTGATGTATCTCTGATACTAACAAGCGATGGTAATCAAACGAAAGCAATACATGTTATCAACAACATTGCTGAAGTTCGTAAAGATTGCGTTGCTGTAATTTCTCCACAACGTTCGGACGTAATTAATAATGCGGGATATGTTGGATCAGAAATGGAAGACATCATTGCATTCCGTAATCTGCTTCCATCATCATCTTATGCAGTGATGGATGGTAATTACAAATACATATACGATAAATACAACGATTTATATCGCTACGTTCCATTGAACGGTGATACTGCCGGTCTTATGGTTCGCACAGATACTGAACGCGATCCATGGTATTCACCTGCCGGATTCAATCGCGGACAAGTCAAGAACGTAATAAAACTGGCGTTCAATGCAACAAAAGGTCAACGTGATCAGTTATACAAAGCTGGTGTAAATCCGGTTGTTACGTTTCCTGGTCAAGGCACAGTTCTGTTTGGTGATAAAACTTTGCTTTCTAAACCAAGCGCATTTGATCGTATCAACGTTCGCAGACTGTTTATTGTTCTTGAAAAAGCAATATCTACTGCTGCTAAATTCACTCTATTCGAATTTAATGATGAATTCACACGAGCTCAATTTAGAAATCTAGTAGAGCCATTCTTGCGTGATGTTCAGGGCCGTCGAGGAATATTTGACTATAGAGTTGTTTGTGATACTACAAATAACACGGGCGAAGTAATCGATCGAAACGAATTCATCGGAGACATTTATATTAAACCAGCTCGTTCTATTAATTTTATACAACTTAATTTCGTAGCAGTTAGAACTGGTGTAGAGTTCAGCGAAGTTGTTGGAAAATTCTAGAACACTAGAAAAAGGAGAATTTTATGGCTTTTAATATTTCCGAGTTCAGCTCTTCTGGGTTACCCCTAGGAGGCGCTCGTCCATCACTGTTCAGCGTGATTATAGATACACCTTCGGGAGTTCCGAATATCGGTGCGCGGGTTAATTTTACATGTAAAGCAGCGCAGATGCCCGAAAGTTCTTTGAGCGTCATCGAAGCCTCATATTTTGGTCGAAAGATTAAAATAGCGGGAACAAGAACTTTTGCTAATTGGTCACCTACGATTTTGAATGATGAGGATTTTCAAGTTCGTCACGCTCTAGAAGTTTGGAGCAATGCGATTAATCGTCATCAAGCAAACTTGCGGGAAACACAGCTTTCTACATCGGCATCGTATAGAACAACTGCATCAGTAACACAATATAGTAAGGTTGGCGTTCCTATTAGAACTTACGAATTCGTTAATATTTTCCCAGTTAATCTTCAAGCGATTGATGTAAATTGGGATACGGATGCGATCGAAGAGTTTCAATGTGAATTTGCATACGACTATTGGAGAGTTGCTGCTCCCTCAACGACTGGGATTCTAACCGTATAGAGAATCATAGTAGTATAATTAGCTCAAAATAAATCCGCTAAATAGTACTAGCGGATTTATTTTTTGGAGAGACAATATGGCATTCGAAATATTTGGTTTTAAAATTGGTAAAATTGAGGATGAAGTAAAAGAAGCCATTTCTATTCCATCATTTGTACCAAAGCCTAACGAGGATGGAGCAGTTGAAATTGCTCCTGGTGGATCATATGGCACATATATTGATCTAGAATCTACTGCAAAATCCGAAATTGAATTAGTCACGAAATATCGCCAAATGGCTCAACAGCCAGATATTGATTTGGCAATACAAGACATTGTAAACGAAGCAGTCATCAATGATAAAGGCAATCTTCCAGTAACACTCAATCTAGATAAATTAGATCAGCCGGCTCGCGTAAAAACAAAACTTACAGAAGAATTTGAAAAGATATTGACGCTCTTAGACTTTCAAAATATGGCTCATGATATATTTCAACGATGGTATGTCGATGGAAGAATCTATTATCATATGATGATCGACCCCAAAAAGCCTCGCGAGGGTATTAAAGAGCTTCGCTATATTGATCCAAGAAGAATGAGAAAACTTAGAGTTCCTATCACCAATAGAGCCGATGCGACTCCGAATGATAAATCTGCAATTGTTCGCCCATTCCAAGAATATTATTTGTATAATAAATCTGGTCATACTAATATGGGAACTGTCACACAGGGCGTGAAAATTTCTCCTGATAGTATATGCCATGTTCATTCCGGATTGTTAGATGAGAAAAATAGCATGGTTCTTTCTCATCTACATAAAGCAATGAAACCATTCAATCAGCTTCGCATGTTGGAAGACGCGACTGTAATTTATCGTTTAGCTCGCGCGCCCGAACGAAGAATTTTTTACATTGACGTTGGTAATCTTCCTAAGATGAAAGCCGAACAATATCTTCGTGACATGATGGTCAAACATAAAAATCGTCTCGTCTATGACGCATCTACAGGTGAAGTTCGCGATGATCGAAAATTCATGACGATGCTAGAAGATTATTGGCTTCCCCGCAGAGAAGGAAATCGTGGAACAGAAATAACTACGCTTCCTGGTGGACAAAATCTTGGACAGTTAGAGGACGTAGAATACTTTCGCAAAAAATTATATCAATCGTTAAATGTTCCTATTAGCAGAATGTTGTCTGAGAGCACATTTAATATGGGTAAGTCGTCAGAGATCACCCGCGATGAAATTAAGTTTACAAAATTAATCGCGAGACTTCGTTCTAGATTTTCACATGTGTTCGATAGAATTCTTGAGACGCAGCTAGTATTAACTGGCGTTATGTCTAAGTCTGAATGGAAAGATGTTAAAAATTATATTTCTTACGACTTTCAAGAAGACAATTATTATGCTGAATTGAAAGAACAAGAAATACTTTCACAACGTATGAATCTTCTACAAGTTGCTGATGGATATGTTGGTAAATATTATTCTCAGGACTGGATACGTAGAAACATTTTAAGACTTACCGAAGATGATATTAAAAAGATGGATGATCAGATAGCAACTGAGCAAGCTAACGCTCCACCTCCAGAACAACAACAAGATGGTCAGAAAGAACAAGCAGCTCCACCAGCGCCTGCACCACAAGGAGCTCCTCCACCTCCGCCAAAAGATGCTAAAAAAATGACGAAGGAGGAATCGGAATTAATTCATAATATGTCCATATTAATTGAAAATATAAATATTGAAAATGAGGAATCTTTACAGGATGATAAATGAATCAATTAGAAACAGCAAAAATACTTGCTGCAGCTTTAAAATTAGCTGAATCACAAACTAAAAAAGAAGTTCAAAAACTTCGCGAAGAGTTAGACCTTCGCGAAGTTTCGTTTGTAGAAAAATTAGATAAAATAGAATCCACAGAAGGACCCAGTGGAGAAAAAGGTGACCGCGGATTTATTGGACAAACGGGTTCACAAGGAGTTCGAGGCGAGCAAGGAATTCAAGGCGAACAGGGTATTCAGGGTGAAGAAGGCCTTCAAGGCATCCAAGGTGAGCAGGGTATCCAAGGTGATCAAGGAATTCAAGGCGAACAGGGTATTCAAGGTGAGCAAGGTATTCAAGGCATCCAAGGCGAAGAGGGTGTTCAAGGTACACAGGGTATCCAAGGTGATCAAGGAATTCAAGGCGAACAGGGTGTTCAAGGTGAACAGGGTATCAAAGGTGATCAAGGAAAAATTGGTCCGCGTGGAGAACGTGGAATAGCTGGTGATCTTGGACCAATAGGAAAAAACGGTAAAGATGGAAAAAATGGTAAGGATGGTAAAGACGGTGTAGCAGGAAAGAAAGGTGATAGAGGTGATTTAGGAGAGAAGGGTGATAAAGGTGATCCTGGTTCCGACGCAGATGTAGCTCCTTTAGAAAAAAAATTCGAGCAACTAACAAAAACTGTTGAAACAAAAATATCTAGAATCGCATATAGTGCAGCAACTGGACACTCTGCTGGATCTGGTGAAGTTAATTTAAAATATCTAGATGATGTGGATCTTAACAGTGTAGATTCTGCAACTAATGGTCAAGTTTTAGTATATAATTCGACTCTTAGAAAATGGCAAGCAAATACTTCAGGCGGTGGTAGCTCAAACTCATTTACAACTACTATAACAACTAGAAGTATAATACCTGAAGCGAATAATCTATATAATTTAGGATCATCTTCAAGAAGATGGAAAGATCTTTGGTTATCTGGAAACACTATTCAGCTGGGCGATACAATAATAAAATCTGATGCAAATGGAGGAATCTCTACTGCACGAGCACCCGCACCAGGTTCTAATGCTACTATTACATTCGTTGCTCTAAAAGGCGCGAACGTTGCATCGTATTTACAAGTCGCTAACGCAATTGCGATCTATCAGACAAAAGCTGTCGAACGAGCGGCACTTGCTAATACAAATTCGTATATTGCTACTAAAGCATCTTCTGTAAATCCAACGACGTCGGGTCTTCTAACTCATACCGGTCGTGCAACAATATCAACAAATTTAACAGTATCTGGAAATACTTCATTATCTAGACTTATTCTTAGTAATGTATTATCAACTCAATATGGTGGAACTGGATTAAACTCTGTAACAACCAATGGTATTTTATTTGGAGCTAATAGTTCGATTCTTGGATATCTTACAGGAACTAGTGGACAGATATTACAAATTGATTCTGGCGGAATTCCAAAATTTGATCAATTAGATGGTGGAACTTTTTAATGAGTAAAGAAAAAGAAGCGTTAGATGAGTATATATCTCAACAGCAACAAAAAATAAACGATCTAACACAAACTGTTCTTCTCTTACAAACAAGGAATATTTTGTTGGAGAAAGAACTATTGGCTTTTAGAGGATATATTTTAGAAAAGAATGAAATTCAAGTATCCAGAGGATCTGTTTTAAACCATATATCTAAAGTAAGAGTTGAAGAGACTAAAGAAACTAAAGAGATTAATAATTTTTCTAATCTTAAAAATAAATCTTATAAATAGTATAAATCATTGGGGGTAAATTATGGCTTCTACGATTAAAATCAAACGCAATAATACTGGTGGTGTGGTTCCATCCTCTTTGAGTGCTGGTGAATTAGCAATCAATACAGTTGATCGTAAACTGTATTCTTCAGATGGTGCAACAGTATTTGCCGTTTCTGCAGAACCGTCACTAGGTAATACGAATTCATATATTGCTACTAAAGTCAATACGACTACATTCAATTCTGCGTTAGCTAACACTAACACATATATTGCTACTAGAGTTAGCACATCTACATTCAATTCTGCTCTAGCCAATACTAATACTTATATCGGGACCAAAGTATCGTCTGTAAACCCTGCGACTTCTGGTCTTTTAGCTCATACTGGTCGTGCAACAATATCTACGAATCTCGCAGTATCTGGTAATACTTCTACCAATAAAGCGACTGTCACAAGTAGACTTGATGCATCAAATGCCAATACACTTATTGGATCGTTATCGGCAAATGGCTCTCTCGGAAGTTCAGGATATTCTTTAAAGTCTAATGGAACAACCGTGTATTGGGGCGCAGTTGCCGCAGCTACGTTTACAGCATCGAGTACAGATACATTAACGAATAAGACTTTCGATACAGCAGGAACCGATAACGTATTTAAAATTAACGGCACGGGAATTACAGCGGTAACTGGAACTGGTTCTGTTGTTCTTGCGAACAGCCCTACACTAATTACTCCTGCGCTCGGAACTCCATCTGCGTTAGTCGGTACAAATATCACAGGAACTGCAACTGCATTTACTGCATCTAATGTTACTACAAATGCAAATTTAACTGGCGATGTTACAAGTGTTGGAAATGCTACAACTCTTGCCACTGTTAATTCTAATGTTGGAGGATTTGGTGGTTCGACTGCAATACCATCTGTTACTGTAAATGCAAAAGGATTAGTAACAGCTATATCTACATCCGCTGTAGTTGCTCCAGCAGGAACTCTTTCTGGATCCGCGCTTGCTTCTGGTGTAACTTCTTCTTCTCTGACATCATTAGGTACGATTACAGCATTAGCAGCTGGAACTGTCAGTGCTTCTGGTCTTGTTGCAGCTCAGGGAAGACTAACTGTAGGAACTAACCTAGCAGTATCTGGTAATACTACAATTGGCGGCAATCTTACTGTTTCTGGATCACTAACATATATTGATTCAACAACTATATCTCTTGGCGATAATATGATTAAGATCGCCAATAATAATGTTGGTGATTCGATCGATATGGGTATCTATCAAACATATACTTCAAGTGGTAAAAAGTATACTGGTATGATTCGCGACGCCTCTGATGGTGTTTATAAATTTTTCTATGGTCTTGTATCAGAACCTAATCAGACTATTGATTTTAGCACAACTACGCAAGCTCAAATCGACGCATTAATTGATGGTGGAACTTATTAATAAATAAGTCAGTATCTAAATAATTCTGGGAGACCGAAAGGCTTCTCCCAGAATATTTAGAGAGGTCGAAAGACTTTCTCTAAACATCCTACATAGGAAAAAATGATATTATGGCTTCAACCATAAAGATTAAGCGCAGTTCTGTACCTAATAAAATACCAACAACTTCAGACATCGCCACAGGCGAACTGGCTATTAATACCAAAGACAGGAAGATATATTCCTCGAATGGTAATGCTGTTTTCAGTTTTACATCAGACTATCTTCAAGTCGCAAACGCAGTTGCTACATATACAACAAAAGCGTCACCAACTACTTCTGGAGTTTTAGCCCATACTGGTCACGCAACAATATCAACGAATCTTACAGTATCTGGAAATACAGTAATCGGAAAACTCGTAGCCAATGGTTCTCTAGGAACTTCTGGATATGCTTTAAAGTCTAATGGATCAACTGTTTATTGGGATGCTGTTGGAAGTGGTGCTGGTGGTGGTTCTTCTGGAGCTTCATGGGCTGCATTAACATCTACCAATACAGCTATTAGAACTCTTGTTTCTGATAGATTGCAAGTCGCTAATGCTGCTGCCATATATCAGACAAAAGCTGTTGAACGATCAGCACTCGCAAATACTAATCTCGCAATCACGAATGTTAAAACTGGTTTAACAACTACAAATACTGCTATTAGATTATTGGTATCTGATAGATTACAAGTCGCTAATGCTGTTATTCTATATGCATCAAAATATGATAGTCAATATTTATTGACTGGTACGACGACTAATGCGACTGAAACAGAGCTATTGATTGGTGGAGTATCGCGCGTTTCAGTTACATCGGGTAAAACTGCGTATTATACAATCGATATAGTCGCTCGACGAACAGATACTACTGGAGATCATGCTGCATTTAGATTACAAGGTGTAGTAAATAATAATGGTGGAACTGTAATAGATATTGGCTCGATATTTGAAACGATAATATATAGATCGAATGCTAATTATATGGTAGATGCTCGAGCAGATAATACTAACGATTCAATTAATATATATGTAACTGGAGTCGCAGGTCATACACTAAGTTGGCGTGCAATAATAACAATCATGCAGGTATAAAATGACTAGAAGAACCCGAAGCATATTAATCGATTCGACCATTGGTAAAATGTTTACTGGAACTGCTGATCTATCGACAGCAACTGCGGCAAATCTCATAGCAGGATCGACATTAAGAAATATCCAGAATAATTACGGAACAAACACCACAATTGCAAAAGTTGTTACAAATGCTTTTAAAGCTCTATCATTTCCATCTAATGCTATCATAACATCAGTGAAGGTTATGATAGATACTAAAAATTCCACTGCTGCCCAATCTACAGGTTCCAGTATTATCCTAACTCTTAAAACTGGAACTACATACGCAACATCTACAAGTGTTGGTACAGTATCTTTAGCAGCATCAACATCATCTGCTACAACTTCAATCACTATATCAGTCGCAGCTGGAGATTCTTTATTTGCAGATATAACACAAGTAGGATCTATAAAACCGGGCATTGGATTATCTTATACTGCTTATTATTTTATTGGATATTAATATGACAGAAGACGAAATCAAAAATTATTTTAATCAACATAAAATTTACAAATATGCTGGAACAATAAATGAATTGGAATTAAAGATGCAAACAGCATTGATCAGTTTCAATACTCTAAGGGTTAGTGATAATATATATTTTGTTTGCCAAAATCAAGAAGATCCCAATGTGATTAATGATAATAAACTCAGTGTATTCTATACACCAGAAGGAATTTAGATATGTATGCAAAATTAGTAGTTGGCGGAACAGCAATTACCGCAATTGCAGCGATGCGAGATATAGTCAGATTAATAACATCTGCTACTCCAAGCACAAGTCTATTGGGCGGATTCAGCACAGCGTCATCCATAATAGTAGATTCCACTGCAGCTGGTTGGACATATGTTGGTGGCAACAGAGCAGCAGATCAGCCAACGATCGCAGCCACTGGCGCAGCAACAACTCTTGATGGTGCTGCATGGAACTTATGTTGTTCCGCACCATGTCTTAGTGGGTCTGCATTAAAATACGCTGTATTTAATCCAATTGCATATACAACATATACTGGGTCTATCGCCGGCACAGTTCCGATAACAGGATTTACATTGACAGGAGCTAGTTCTGCATCAGCTCTAGGAGTTGTTACGAATGAAGGTCCACGGATTTATGCAGTAAATCCGAATGGAACCAGCTCGCAAAATAATTATGCAAATCGATTAACTAATAAATATCATCTGACGGACGCAGCCAGCGTTATCCATGTGATCGCTAATGCGAGGCATATTACAATAATCCAAGAAGGAAGAGGATTATCTGCAATATGGGAATCTAGCATGACCGACGCGCATACTTTTTATGGCACTGCACCATTCGTGCAATATTGTCATTACTATTCTCCACAATACGGGACTGAGGGTGTTATAGTACCCACTTCATCTACAACTAGTGTAAATGCCACTGGAGCAAATCCGATGTTCAATTCTGTTTTCAATATTACAAATCCTAATACTGGAACAAATTATGGCACATTTGATGTGACCGCAGCGACCGGATCAATTAATGTAAATCAAACAGCACTCTGGCAAACATATTCTGGAATGAGAAGTAATTCTATCACTGCTGCAGGAGCGCCTACTTATGTAATAACTCCAATTTTTTATAATACAACTTGGATTGGTTATCCGACTCAATTTGTGACTGGAGTAGTTCCGATATATTGGGCTAATGGTAATATGGGTAACACAGGGGATAGTGTGGATGTGAGTGGAGATACTTATAAGTTCTTCAACGCAGGCACAGGTTTTGGTGTAATAATGAAAACTAGTTAATATGAGTAACTCTGCTCTAGAATCCGCAATATCTGCATTAAGCCCAAAACTTTGGTATAAATGCACAGAGACGAGCGGAACAACGCTCACAAATTCTGGCTCAGCGACTGGATGCGATCTAACCTTAGCCGGAAGTTACACGTTAAATGACAGAGCACTAATTACTGGAGATGCACAAAAATACTTACATCTTAATGCAGGAACTTCTACGACTGGAGGTCGCGCAGTAAGCAGTGGTATTGGAAATCTTGCAACGCCAATAACGGGCGATTGGACTATATCATTCCTTATCGAATTTATTAGCGCAATTAATACAACTGATTTTTTCATATTTAGTCATGGTAGCTCCGGTGAAACGACAGCCACCAATCATCAATTTGGCATAGTTTTTAATTATCCATCGGCAACACTAAGATCTTTTTGGGAATATGGTAGTGGCGGAACAAACGTCGACTACAGTTTTACGAATGTGATAAATAGTGGACAACCAGGTTATGATGTTTATTCTGGAACATCTACAAATAAATTTCATATCACGGTTGTTAAAGATAGCACGAATATGCGGTTAAGTTATTATATAAATGGTATTTTTAAAGAATCAGTGAGTTATGATACTGAACCGAGTGGTGGAACAAGCAATAGCATAAGAATAGGAGCAACTTCCGGTAGTGAAGCTGTTACAAATAGCACTATTGGTCAATTATTTTATGTCGACTCTAAATTATCTGCCACAACAATTTTGAATTTAGCATATCAATCAGGATTTTCTGCTATTAATACTCTTGCGATATCTTCAGCAGATTTACTACATTTCGGAACATATGCGAATACCGTGTCATATTTATCTGCTAGCTCAACAAAAAGACTTTCTATTTCTCTGGATCCGAGCATCGACCCAACAATTTTGAATGCTAGTCTAGTTGATAGCGGATATAGTTTATAATTACAACCTATAAAATATTTTTTATAAATAGATCAATATAACTGGAGAATAAACTTATGAGTGATAATATTGCAAACGCAATCGATGCTCTTTCAAACGAACGCACAAATGAGTTTAAAGATGCGATTTCTAGCGAATTATTGGCTAGATTAAGCTCTAGGATTGATATGGAAAGAACACAAGTCGCTTCAAAGTTATTTGGAACATCAACAGAGGAAGAGCCATCTGATGAAAATTAAGACGTTTAGCGAGCTTCGCGAAGCTGCAAAAGACAAAGCAGCCAAAGCACAAGCTACTACAAAAGATAAAGAGTCTGACCTTTTTGGCACATCTAGAATCAAAGGTGAACAGGATTTCAGAGACGATCATGGAATGGATGTTCAAATTAAAGCCAATAAATTGAAAGATGATAATCATTTTTCTCCAAATTTAAAGCCAGCAACTCATCGCGCGGATGGTGAAAAACAACCAGTCCGTCAGGGCAACTCTAGTCAGCCTGGTCCTACAAAACTTTTTCAAGTTGCAGAAGAAGAACAAATTGATGAGAGTCTAGATTCTATTGCTAAAAAACACGGCATGAAATATACGACTACAGCCTATGGTGCTGGAATGGAACATCCTACTAAAGGTAAAATCTCTATTAATCGTTATGGCGAATGGCATCATAAAGGAACTAATAAAACAGGTGATAGTGAAGATAATTTTTCTAGTTTAGATAAACACCTTTCGACACTTAAAGAAGAAGAACAGATCGAAATGAATGAAGATGTTTTTTCAAGTTTAAAAGCTCTTGCTTCATCGAATAAATCAGGAAATCTAAAATTCAAAAACGGCGAAACTGGTTTAGTAAATTCAAAGTCTGCTGGAAAAATTGTTGATGCTTATAATAAACTCAGTCCAGAAAATGCAAAGCAAATGAAAGCGAAAATGAATTCAGACGTTGTTGGATTCATGAAAGTTCTGCATTTCGTAGACAAGTCAGCGAAGGCGGTGTAAGATGGCACAAAATTCAATTACGAATAAGAGCATCAAGAATGGTTATGTTACTATCAATGTTGGATCTGGTGGTGCATTTTATCTAAATAATTCTGGTGCGGGTTTAGGTGCAAATGGTCCTGGTGAAGTCGTTCAAACAATGAATATTGTTGATATTAAATACGCTATAGCCAATAATGCATTCTATACAATTAAACGTGGTGCAAACACTGTTGCAGTTTTATCTGGAAATGATAACTGGGCGCTCAACGACGGAATGCTTATCGATACTGTTGGTGGCGAGCCAAGCGCGAACGTAGTGGTAACAAAAACTGGCGCGGGTCCTTCAACAATGATTATCAAATTACACAAACGCAGTGCAGTGGCTGGCGGGAGTATCTACTAATGTTACTAATGACTGAAATAAATGAAGACGTAAAAAACTTTTGTGAAGCCAACGAGCAAGGCGGTAAGAGTTGGTTCATTGAAGGCGTTTTCATGCAAGGTAATAAAGAAAATAAAAATAAAAGAATATACGCAACAGAAACTCTCCAGCGCGAAGCTGATAGATACAGCAAAGATTATATTGATCAAAATCGTGCCTATGGAGAACTGGGTCACCCAGCTGGACCAAATATCAATTTAGAGCGCGTATCCCATATCATCAAGAGTCTGAGACGTGAGGGTGATAATTTCATTGGTCGCGCTAAAATCTCAAATACTCCATATGGAAATATTGCAGCAAATTTGATGGCGGATGGTGCAAGATTGGGTGTTTCTACTCGAGGTTTAGGATCGTTGAAAGAACATTCTACACTCAGAGGCGTTAAAGAAGTTCAGAGCGATTTCCATCTGGCTACTCCAGCAGATATAGTCGCTGATCCATCAGCCCACGACGCTTTCGTTCATGGTATTATGGAAGGAAAAGAGTGGATTTGGGAAAACGGTGTTATCAAAGAAAATGAAATCGATAAGATGAAAAGAACTATAAATGAGGCTGCTGCACGTAAACAAACAGAAGCTGCTTCCATTCAAGTATTTTCTAACTTTATGAAAAAACTTTCAGGGCGTTAACCTTTTAGTTTTTATAAATAAAGATAGAATCCAAAAATAAGTGAGGAGAAATCAATGACGATTCAAAATCAAGAAATTAAAGAAGTTAAGTCCTCTTTTGGAGTTAACGCCGAGGTTGCTGATGCTATCGACAAAAAAGCTGTTGCTCCTGGTAAAGTTCAAAAGAATGGTGATCAAGAGCCTGAGTCGATTCCCCAAGGATCATCTCTTCCAAAAACCAAAATTAGCATGATCAATGCTGTTATGTCGAAACTTTCGCAAATGAAAAAAGAAGACGTAGAACAGCAATTAGCTTCGATGGAAGAAGCTAAAGAAGAAAATGAAGGTCATGAGGACGAAAAAGAAGATAAAGTTCTTATCGCTAAAATGATGAAAAAGAAAATGAAGAAAGAAGAAGTTTCTAGAAAAATTAGTCGCGAAGATATCGATGTTAGTGAAGATATCGCTGCAGCTTTTTCTGGTTCAGATCTTTCAGAAGAATTTAAAGCGCAAGCCACTGAAATTTTCGAAACAGCTGTTGTATCATCAGTCAATTTGAAACTCGCAGAAATCGCTGAGCAAGCTGAAGAAGAATATGCTGAAGAAATGCAAAGCATCGAAGAAGGTCTAACAACAAAGATCGATGAATATCTTGATTACGTTGTTGAGCAGTGGATGGAAGAAAATAAACTGGCTGTGGAATCTGGTCTTCGTTCAGAAGTTACAGAGAACTTCCTCAGCGGTCTTCGTAATCTATTCGCAGAAAACTGGATTGATATTCCAGAAGAAAAAGTTGAAGTTGTTGAAGAACTAGCCGGTGAAGTCGAACATCTTACAGCTAGTCTCGATGAAGAAATGCAAAAGAATATTGAACTCAAGAAACAAGTAGAAAAGTTTGAGCGTGAAATTGCTTTCGTAGATGTTTCCGAAGGTCTTACTGAGATGCAGATTGCAAAATTTGAATCTCTTGCAGAAGCAGTTGATTATGAAAATGCAGAAAGCTACAAAGAAAAACTTGAAACTATTCGCACAAGTTTTTTTGAGAGCCGCAGTGAAGAAGTAACAGAAAGTAGAACGTCACTCGATGAAGAATTTATTGAAACAAATGAGACATCGGAAAAGAAATTAGAACCAAATATGCAAGTGTATTCTGCAGCAATTAGCCGCTCAGTTAAGAAATAACTTTTTATAAATAAGTAATGAAGAAACTTTCCCAAGGAAAAAAGGAGAAATTATGAGTTCAGAAAATCTTATTCAAAAATGGCTGCCAGTTCTAGAGCATCCTGATCTTCCCGCAATTCGGGATTCGCATCGCCGGAACGTAATGGCAACTCTTCTTGAAAATCAAGAAAAGTCTTCACGCGAAGATGGTTATGGTTCAGGTGGCTATCGTGGTACATCGCTACTTGGTGAAGCCATCGGTCAACCAACTAACGCCATGGGTGCTTCAAGCTCAACAGCTTCAGCGGGTTCAGTCGACACTTTCGATCCAGTTCTGATCTCGCTAGTTCGTCGTTCAATGCCTAATCTAATCGCTTATGACATCTGCGGCGTTCAGCCAATGACTGGTCCTACAGGTTTGATTTTTGCAATGCGTTCGCGCTACACAAGTCAGACTGGTACAGAAGCCCTGTTCAACGAAGCCAATACTTCGTTCTCAGCTTCAGCTGCTGGTAACACTGCTTCTATTCAAGCTGCTAACGCTTCGAGTGGAACTGGTCATACTGGCACAGATCCTACAGGACGTGCTTCAGGATCAGGCTACACAGTTGAAACAGGTCTTACGACTGCTGCTGCTGAACAACTTGGATTCGGTGCTAATCATCAATTCCAAGAAATGGCATTCTCGATCGAAAAGATTGCCGTCACTGCAGTTAGCCGTGCTCTAAAAGCTGAATACACGATGGAACTTGCACAAGATCTAAAAGCTGTTCATGGTCTTGATGCAGAAACAGAACTCGCGAATATTCTTTCGGCTGAAGTTCTTGCTGAAATTAACCGCGAAGTTATCCGCACAATCAATTACTCAGCCACTGCTGGTGCACAAGAAAACGTAACGACTGCTGGAACGTTCAATCTTGACACTGATTCAAACGGTCGTTGGATGGTTGAGAAGTTTAAGGGTCTTCTGTTCCAAATCGAACGTGATGCGAACCAGATTGCAAAAGCTACACGTCGCGGCAAAGCTAACATCATGATTTGTTCTTCAGATGTTGCCTCTGCTCTTCAGATGGCTGGTGTTCTTGATTACACTCCAGCAATGGCTGTAAATCTTCAAGTCGATGACACTGGCAGCACTTTTGCTGGTACATTGAATGGTCGTATTAAAGTTTACATCGATCCATATTTCTCTTCGTCAACCGGCAAGCAATACTTCACGCTTGGTTACAAAGGAAGTTCAGCGTTCGATGCTGGTCTGTTCTACTGCCCATACGTTCCCCTCCAAATGGTTCGTGCGGTTGGTCAAGATACATTCCAACCAAAAATCGGCTTCAAAACACGTTATGGTATCGTTGCTAACCCATTCGCGACAACAGATGCGAACGGTATTCCTGCTCGTCTAGGCAGTGGTGATGGCAATAAATACTATCGCTTTGTCGCTGTTACGAACTTGATGTAAGAATTAAAAAGTCTTACTGCAAGAAAAAAGGCCTCGGAATAAACTTCGAGGCCTTTTTTAAGAGTATAATAATAATTGTAGTGTATTTAATGGGAGCCTTGTAAACTCCCATTTTTTTTAGAGGAATCCTATGTCCGTAACTGCGACTTTTATTGGTTCAAAAATAGCCGCGGCGTGCGGCGGGCTTTTCGGAGGATTAGCTATTATGGCTTTCATGAAACCAATATCAATTCTTGATGCTACTATTAGAGGCGGTATTTCTACTGGCACTGCAATTATAGGTTCAACCCTTCTGATGGATGTTATGTCTTGGCCAGACATCATCGAATATCATGCTATAGCAGGTGCAGTAATTGGATTCTCCGCGTGGAGCGTTTTAGGTGCGTGTGCTAGAGTTTTTATCAAAGTAGAAAAAAATAAACTAGACGCGATTGAAGTTGTAAGCGCAATGAATAATCTAGAAGCTGCAATGAAACCTGCAGCACCTAAAGTTCGTAAAAAAAGGGTTGTTAAAAAATACTAAATATAGTTTTAAATTGAAAAGTAAATCATGAGTGTGTCTCAAAATCAGCCTGGTAATTTAAATTATCTTTCGCAATTAGGATTTCGTTTTTCAATAAAGAAATTACCTAATGTAAATTATTTTTGCCAGAGAGTTTCTCTTCCGAGCATATCACTTAATGCGATTGAGTTTCAAACTCCTTTTGGAAATATTCCAAGAGCAGGAAACAAATTAACATACTCTACGATACCTATATCTTTTAGAGTAGATGAAGACTTTAAGAATTATATTGAAATTCATGACTGGATGGTTGGGCTAGGGCATCCAGAAGATTTTAATCAAACAAGAACTTTATCTAATAATGCTCCTGGTCCAGTTCGACGGATTGGTAGTGCGGCTTCTTTCGTTTCTGATGGAACATTGAATGTTCAAACAAGCAATAGAAATCCCTCTGTTAATATCTTTTTCTACGATATGTTTCCTACTGATCTAACTGAATTGGTTTTCGATACGACTGCGTCTGATGTAGATTACATCGAAGCCACTGCTACTTTCAGTTACAGACGCTATGTCATCGAGAGGATCGTCTAATAAGATGACCCTTCGGAACACCTGTATTATATCAAGATCTCACATAATTGTCAAGGTATAATTCTAGCCAAAAATAAGTCTTTACTTTCTTTGTAATTTATTATATAATAGTGTTTATGAAAATTGATGAAATATTAACTGAGTGGAAAAACGACACTGTTCTGGATGATCTAAATCTAGATAAGGAGTCAGTTCGCATATCAAATTTACATGCGAAATATATAACATTATTATCCGATGATCGTAGGCTCGTCCGCGGGTATCAGAGTCAGAAGAAACAAATCATTTCTAAATTACGAAATTATTATTCTGGGTCTGCAACTCAAGAAGAATTAACCGATATTGGTCGAGAACAATTCTTAGGCAAAACGCTTAAGAATGAAATCATGATCAATGTAGAATTAGACGAATTGATTATTTCGATCGACGCTAAGATATCAATGCTAGAAGTAAAAGTCCTGGCGCTTGAGGAAATTATGAAGTCTATTAATTCTAGAGGATATCAAATCAAAAATGCGATCGACTGGCGTCGGCTGACCCTTGGTGGATAAATTTGTCATCTGATATAATAATCCACAAGATTAATGAATCTAGGATCAAGATAGAAACTAATCAAGGAATACTGAGAGAGATCTCAGAAAAATTTACATTTGATGTTCCTGGTGCAAAATTTATGCCTTCCTATAAAAATCGTCAATGGGATGGAAAAATGCGTTTAGTAGATGGTCGCAACTGCACAGCATTTACTGGCTTGCATTCTGCCATCGAAGAATTTGCAAATGAACGTTCATATAGTTATGAAGCACATGAAGATTTACAATGCAATGATGAGATATCTTTAACAGAAGCGAATGAATTTATAAGCTCATTGAAATTACCAGTCGTTCCTCACGAACATCAAATTAGAGCGTTTACCTTAGCAGTAAGAAATAAAAGATCAGTTTTAATTTCTCCAACGGCTAGCGGAAAATCATTAATAGCATATCTGATAGTCAGATGGTATAATGTAAAGACGCTAATTATAGTTCCCACAATATCTCTTGTATCTCAATTAGCAAAAGATTTCATTTCATATGGTTATGAAGATTCTATACATCAAGTGGTTGGTGGAGTAGAAAAAGAAACGACTGGGCAAATTACAATTTCTACATGGCAGTCTATGTATAATATGCCGGAAGAATTCTTTTCAGATTTTCAAGTTGTCATCGGCGATGAAGCGCATAATTTCAAAGCAAAAAGTCTTACAAGCATTATGGGTAAGATGATTAATACGCAGTATAGATTTGGCATGACTGGAACTCTAGATGGTGCTCAAGTTCACGAGCTAGTATTGCTTGGATTGTTTGGAAAGATAGAAAGAATAATACAAACAAGTGAACTAATTGATTCTGGAAAACTTGCTTCTATCGATATAAAAATTATCGTTCTGAAGCATCCAAAAGAAAATGCATCAGATAGAACATATCCGGAAGAGCTTGAATATATTATTTCCAATCATGCTAGAAATAAGTTTATAACGAATCTTGCTCTATCTCTAAAAGGTAATACTTTATTGCTCTATACATTTGTTGAAAAGCATGGTCAGATATTGCATGACATGATTGTTGAGAAAAATGATCATACACATTCTTGCTATTTTGTCAGTGGAGATGTTGACGGAGACGAAAGAGAAAATATTCGTGCTCTAGTAGAACGTTCAAGTGATAGCATAATTGTGGCTTCGTTCGGAACATTTTCAACAGGCATAAACATTCGGAATCTTAATAATATCATATTCGCCAGTCCGACAAAGAGTAGAATTAGAACTTTGCAGTCTATTGGTCGTGGACTTAGAGTGAGTGATACAAAAGATTCTTGCAAACTGTTTGATATTGCAGATGATATATCTTTAAAAACTAAAAAGAATTTTACATTAAGCCATCTGATAGAAAGAGTTAGAATGTATAATGAAGAATCTTTCCCTTATCAAATATATACAATTAAATTAAAGGACTAGAATGAGTGATATTCATTACATTAAAATGAGCAATGGGGAAGACGTAGTTGCTACTGTATTAGAAGAAGATGAAGAATGTTATTATATTACATTTCCATTGAAATTTGTATATACTAAAAATTCGACTAGTGAAGCTATAATCATGGGAATGGTTCCTTGGGTTCCTTCTGAAGAACTAATGAATTCTATATTTCAAATTTATAAGTTTAATATGATCACAATTCTTCCCTCTCCAGAAAAATTAAAGACATATTACGAGTTGCAGATAGGACTATCAAAAGAAAATACGATAACAAAGATACGAGAATTATATGATAAACTTCAGGAAAGTCCTGAATTGAATAATCTCTATATGGCTAATACTTCGAATAACTGGATCAACTAGGAAATATATTATGGCTGCTATCAAAATAAGACCACATTATGTAGATAATTCTGCACTATATTTAGCAATGATTGAATATAAAGCGTTGGTAAATACAAATCTAGAAAATGGTTTGCCTCCGCCTAGGATATCCAATTATATCGGAGAAGCTATTATGAAGATATCTACTCACCTAGCATATAAGCCTAATTTTTCTAATTACACGTTTAGAGAAGAAATGATATCAGATGGTATTGAAAATTGTTTGCAGTATATAAATAATTTTGATCCGAGTAAATCGAAAAATCCATTCGCATATTTTACTCAGATAATCTTCTTTGCATTCATTCGTAGGATTCAAAAAGAGAAAAAATATCTATACACAAAGTATGCTGCAATAGGACGCGCAAATATAACTCATGGAACTTCGGAAGTTCAGGATCATGATCGCGGTCGTAACTATAATGATCAGATACAATATGGCGAATGGTCTCAAGAACAAATGGATACGTTTATGGACGATTTTGAAAAAAAGATATTGATTAAGAAGAAAAAAATTAAAACAAAGGCTGTCGCATGAAAATAGCTATACTTGGTGATTTACACTTTGGTGCAAGAAATGATAGTCAAGAATTTCTTTCTTATTTCGATAAATTTTTTGAAGAGATCTATTTTCCAGAATTAGAGAAACGTGGAATTAGTCAAGTTATTCAGCTTGGTGA